AAGATTCAAAAAGAGATGTAAAAATTCTAAACGCCTTAAATGAAGAAAGTCCAGGATGGGAGTTTGTAAGAATACCAACCGACTTGCTTGAACGAAATATCCAAAGACTAGTTCCTGCAATCAAGGCGGTTTATAAAGCTAAGCAAGAAGAACGAAGGAAACATAACGGTTTTCTTCCAACTAATTGGTCAGCAACAAACCGAGCTGCACAAATAAGTGTGGTAAGTCCAGAAGACGACGATTCAACAAAGGCATACAGAATTTTAATCAGTAGAGAGTTAAAGAAACAGATCTAGACAAGGATAGTCTATAAAACCAAAATAAAAATAAAATATTTATAACACAAAGACAGCTTGTCTCTAACTGCAGAAACCGTTCTTTAAAAACAACCGTGAGATAACACGTAAAAATCTAGCTCTTTGCTATTTTTTGACAGCTTATGATAACGGCTGTCAAAGTGGATAGTGGCGTAAAGGGTAAACGCTATGAATAGTAGACGATTCGGTGACGACTATTTAGTAAGTCGAGAGTGCACGTCTTGTATGGTTCGATTCCATACCTATCCATTGATACTTTTTAGTATCATCCCTAATTAATTTTATTCTCCTCAACAGGAAAGCCATTGGTTAAGTCCACACGAAAACGTGATGATCGTTCGTTCGACATATGGCTATTGATGCCAAAGGGCATCAACATATTTATACTCTTTTCTTGGAAGTCATTAGATTAAGTTCCACATTGGCAGGTGGCACCATTCGTTTGGTGCATGACTATTGTGTGTTGTGCCGACGTGGCCAAGCTAGCTCGACTGGTAACACTCTCGATACAGGTGGTTGTATTTAAATTAGATCTAGGCCTTGTCCATGATTATTTGGTCTCAAACCACAAAGCGGTAATCAGTCATGAATGGATATCGTTAGGAACGTAGCTCAGTTGGTAGAGCATTGAAACGGCACAGGTTCGAGTCCTGTCGTTCCTATTGCAACAAAAAAAGACATCCTTTATTTAGGGGTGTCCTTTGTTTTATCTTAATAATTCCAATCGACATCATCTTATTAAAATGGGATTGCAATAGTTATTTTTAGCACGTTACACATTATCAAGGTATGCCTTGATAATCTTTTTTTATTAGGAGGAAAACAAATGAATAATAATAATACATCGCACATAGGCTTTCTAGAACTACTCACTCTCATCTTTGTGGTTGCTAAGCTGCTATCATTCATCACGTGGTCATGGTGGTTAGCGTTCTTACCAATCATACTTAAAGTAGTGTTAAGTCTTATTGTTGGTTTCATCGATGGTATTGCCAATGTTGATGAGTAGATGTAAACATCTTGGTTGCCATACATTAGTACCACGTGAACAAGTATTCTGTGATGCCCATAAGAGCGATATACAACTCTATGAGCAACGTAAGGAAGAACAACGTAAACATATCAAGAGACATACCAAGTCTTATAACAAGCAAGTACGTAGTCAATCAGAAGAACGAAGACAACGTGAGTCGTTCTATCATTCAAAGCAATGGAAGAAGATACGTGAGTATGTATTAACGAGAGACAATTACTTATGCCAGTATTGCCTAAGGTTCGGCATTATTAGACCCAGCAAGACGGTAGATCACATTGTGCCAGGTCAAGTTGCTCCAGATTTGATAACGGATGTGGATAATCTGTCAACGATTTGTTATTCATGCCATAGACGAAAGACGGAATGGGAACAAGGATTTTATAAGACTGGTTATAGAAATGATAAGCAAAAAGTTAAAAAAGATATTTTATTGAAAAATATTTCTGACTTACCCAATTTTTCAAAATAGCCCCCGGCCTACTGTCGCAAGGGAGACAGCTCGCACAGTGGGCATGAGCTAAAAAAATAACCCCAAAATCAAAAGTTTTTACCTAGGAGGTGATGATATGAAGCAACCAAATGCAGGGCGGAAGCGCAATTTAGCAGTAGTAGATCCAAAGCATCCAGAGCAGAACAAGAATAAAGAGGCCCTAATAGAGGCAAATAAGAAATTAAATGAGCTTAATGAAAAACCACCTGCACACTTGCCGAAATATGCAAAACAATTATGGAAAGAGTTGGCTCCTGAATTAAATAAGGTAGGTATGGTTACATCCTTAGACAGTACTAACTTTGAATTGTTTTGTATGCAATATCAAGAACATCGTGATGCAGTTAATACTATAAAGAAATATGGAAGTGTATATGAGGATTCAAATGGGAATTTGAAAAAGAATCCAGCCGTTAACGTTGCTGATACAGCTACAAAAAATTTAAGATCACTAGGCATGATTTTAGGTATCGATTATAATTCACGTTCACAGAATGCTAATACGGAATCGGATAACAATATAGATATTAATGAAGCGATGAAGGCGTTTGGTGGTTAATGTTATGGACTTAACAAAATTAAGACAGAGTGACAAAGAAAAACAATTATTGAAGCAGTACTCCAATGAGGACTTCACAGATATACAGAAGAAATATCAAGATGAAGGAACAAAATACTGCTTTGAAGTTTTAAACGGTAAGAGGACTACTGGTTATAATATTAAATTAGCTTGTTACAGACATTTAAGGGATCTCAAACGTGTTGAAAATAATGCGAATAATTTCCCTTTTTATTATGATTTAACAAAGTGTAAGCAGGTAATGAACTTTGCAAAAATTTGTCCCAATGTCGATACAGGTAAGCCTGTCGCATTAATGGCTTGGCAGAATTTTATCTTATGTCAAATATTTGGTTGGAGAGATAGTAATAAGAACAAGCGATACAGTTCAGTCATAGTGTCTGTTGCTAGAGCACAAGGAAAAACCTATCTTTGTGCGATAATTGCTTGTTATGCATATTTAATCGAGGCCAGCGGAAAGAATAACCAAGACCTAATGGTTACAAGTAACATTACCGAGCAAGCCAAAAAAATCTACGGTTATATTTCAACCATGATGAATCAATTGACCACTACTAATCCAGTATTTAAAGAATATAAGAAGAAAACTGACATGGACGTACAGTTTAATCGGGTTATTCAAAGAAATACGAATAATCGATTATTACAATTGTCTGCTGAGTCAGGCAAGTTTGATAGTTATCACTTCTTATCAGCTATATTCGATGAGGCTGGCGAAACTAATCATAGCGTGGTAACCGACAAAATTACTTCTGGTCAAATTAACACACCTAATTCTCAATTTATTCAAATTTCTACTGCTTACCCCGACTCGACTGTTCCCTTCAAGCAAGAAGAAGATGTTGTTATTCGTGCTATGGAACAGGATGATAAGCGAGAAGGCGACCATCAATTGGCCCTTATTTGGTCTCAGGATAGTGAAGATGAAATCAATAAACCTGAAACCTGGGTAAAGAGTAATCCATTGCTGGATTTACCAGATAAACATGATGGTCTTATTTCTGGTCTGCAGCGAGAATTAGACATTAAACGTATCAACTCGCAAGAATTTAGTTTTGCAAACAAAAATCTAAATATTTGGCTGGATCATAAGGTTAATTCATACATTGATAATGAAGATTGGGATTCAACTACTATTGATGATTTTGATGTTAAGGGTAGAGATGTATATATTGGATTTGATGCCAGTTTAACTTCAGATAACACAGCTCTTGCCTTTATATATCCATATCGGTCGAATGGACAAAACCTATTTCACATTGAACAACATTCCTTTGTTCCTTGGAAATTACTTGGTTCCATTGAGGCTAAAGAAAAATCTGATGGCATTGAATATCGAAAGTTTGCAGATTTAGGGTTCGCTACAATCACTAATAATGAGCGTGGACTAATTAATCTTGATCAAGTATACAATTGGTTACTTAATTACGTTCAAGAGAGGGATTTAAATGTTAAGTTCTTTGGTTATGATGCATTGAGAACTAATAATTTTATTCAAACACTAAACGATGAGACTGATTGGCCGATTGAACCTTTGAGACAAACTAGTTATAACCTTTCTGAATCTATCAAATATATTCAAGATAGTTTTTTCCACAGAAATGTGACACATTTAGATGATGAGATCATGAAAAAGGCCCTTCTGAATGCGGAAGTTGGTGAAAATAAGGCTGGTATGGAGATTGGTAAATCAAAACAATCAATGAAAATTGATGTGGTTGATGCTTTGATCGACGCAATGTATCAGGCAATGTATTACTTTAATGATATGCGTGACCGTGATGATCCACTTAGCAAATATAGTGACCAAGCAATCCAGGATTATTTGGAATCGGATGATTTTGGTTTTTAGGAGAACAACATGAAGAAAATATTAAATAATTTGAAGCATTGGTTTCTATCAAACATAGACACCGTGCTTTTTTTATTGGCTTTAGTGATTGTCGATGTAAATTCTTATCATTTTGGAAGTCTAATTGGTAATTATGTTGTGGCTGGTAGCTTGTTCGTAGTCACTTACATATTAAATAAACCCCAAAAATGATTTTAATAACGGTAGAAAGGAAGTGAGCACATGTTATTCAGATCATTAAGACCAACAAGTAAGCCTTACCAGATGTTGGGGAGTGGAGATTATGAATTAGGTTATTCATTGAGAAATGGCCAGCTAGTATTTAACTCTGGTTATGTGTCAGCTACTAAAGCATTGAAATACTCAGATGTATTTGCAGTTGTAAATAAGCTTTCTGAAGATATGGCCAGTGTACATTTTCAAACGGATAATAGCTTTACTAAAAAAGTATTAACTAATCCCAGTCATTTAACTAATAGCTTTGCTTTTTGGCGATCAATGTATGCACAAATGCTTCTAACAGGAAATTCTTATGCCTACATTTGGGGTGATAAATCTAACAGAAGTGACCATCTGGAGTATCTGAAACCATCTCAAGTTAATATTTACAAGTCGGGTGATGGTGAGAACTTAACTTATGATTTAACATTTCCTGATACTCAAGAACCAGATATGAATAATGTTCCCAGTTCACAGATAATTCATTTGAAGACCATGAGTATTGACGGGGGATTAGTTGGAATCTCCCCCTTGAGTGCTTTATCTAAGGAACTTCAATTACAAGATGCTAATAAGGGACTAGCTTTAGACGCGATGAAAAATGGTCTTAATATATCGGGTATTTTGAAACTAAACCGTGGAGATTTAAGCAACCCTAAAATTAGAAATAGCGTAAGGAATAAATTTGAAGAGACATCTAAAAACGGACATACAATCGTTTTAGATGCTTTGGAAGATTACCAATCTTTAGAAATTAATAAGGATATATCTAAGCTTCTTTCTTCTACAGATTGGACTGGTGATCAGATTGCCAAAGTATATGGAGTTCCCCAAGATTATTTAGGTACAGAAAGTGAACATTCAAATATTGAACAAGTTGCTATTCAGTACTCGCAAACTATCGGTAGATATATAAGGGGTGTTCAATCTGAGCTCAGTTTAAAACTTAACGGAAATATTGATTACGATATTAACCAAGTATCTGACATTGATGGCCAACAAGTGGAAAATAGAGTATCCAATCTTGTAAAGAACGGTGTTATAAGTTCGGAACTCGCTCAAAATATTTTACTTAAGAGCAATTCAGATTTATTGACGGTAGAGGCAATGAATGAAACTGATAATCCTTTACCACCCGTTGTGACAAAGACAACGGTAACGGAGAAGGGTGGTGATGATAGTGAACAAAATCAAGGAAATTAGAGTAGCTAATAATAGTGATTTTAAGCTTGAAAAGCGTGCCGAGAGTAATGGTAATAATTTATCAGGTTATGCAATTATATTTGACCAACCAAGTGAAGACTTAGGCGGATTTATTGAATATGTTGATAGGTCAGCATTAGATGGTGTTGATTTAAGTAAGGTTCAATTACTTTATAACCACAATTGGGACAACATTTTAGCAAGAACAGATAGCAGCACTTTATCACTTCAAGTAGATGATAGAGGGCTGTTTTTTAATGCCCAAATTCCTGATACGACGCTTGGTAGTGATGTTTCAGAAAATGTTAGAAACGGTAATTTAAAAGGTTGCTCATTTGGATTCACCATTAGAAATGACAGCTGGCAAAATACTGCTTCTGACACCGCTATTAGACATATTACTGAGATTGATGATCTATTTGAATTGTCTATTACACCAATGCCTGCCTATCAAGAAACTACTGTATCAAAACGTTCTTTAGATAAATTTAAGCAACAAGAAATTAAATCATTGGGTTCTGAATTAGAACTCATCAAATTAAGGAGTAAATTATATGGATATTAAAGAAATTCAAACAAAAATTGATGAAGCAGAAAAATTCATCAGAAGCGATGCACCACAAGAAGAAAAAGATAAAAAAATGGAAGAGATCAGAAGCCTTACTAAAGATTTTGAAAATTCCAAAGAAATCGAACGTGCTAAGAGCATGATTACTAAGAATAACGATGATGATAAGAAAGATTCAGAGGATGAAGATAAATCATCTGATGAAGGTGATAAAAAGAAAGAGGATAAAAGATCAATGCCAGAAAAGACATTTCAAAATAAAGAAGTAAGAAACAAGATCACTGTTAAGCCACAAGAAGAAGTACGTTCAGCACTAAACGCCTATGTTCATTCACGTGGTGAAAAACGTGATGGTGTCAAGGAAGTCGGTAATGAAGTTATTGTTCCAAAGGATATTGTTTATGATCCTAAACAACCAGTGCAAACTCAATATGATTTGAGACAATTTGTACAAAATACCTCAGTAACAACTGCTTCTGGAACATATCCAGTACAGGATAAAGTTGATGCCGTATTCCATACTGTTGAAGAATTGGAACAAAATCCAACACTAGCCAATCCAACTTTCAAGTCAATCGATTATAAGGTAGCTACATATCGTGGACAATTGCCAATCTCTCAAGAAATGATTGATGATACAGACTTTGATGTTGCTGGTCTTATTGGTCAATATATCCAAAAACAAATCTTGAATACTACTAATCAAGCAATTGCTGAAAAGATGAAGACAGCTACACCTGTTTCACTTTCATCAAAAGATGACATTACAGACTCAATTAAAGAAATTCTCAATGTAAAGCTCGACCCAGCTTATATGCCTAAGATTGTCGCTACTTCAAGCTTTATTCAAGCCGTTGATACATTAAAAGACAAGCAAGGTCATTACTTACTACAAGATAATATTGCTCAAGGAACAGGCAAAATGTTATTAGGATTAGACCTAGTTCGTATTCCTGATACATTGCTTGGAAAATCTGGTGATGCCATTGCTTGGATTGGTGACCCACGTGCTATTACATTCTTTGACAGAAATCAAAATACTATTCGTTGGCAAGATAATCCAACATACGGCCAAATTCTTGCCGGTAATATTCGTTTTGATACGGAAGTTACTGATTCAGAAGGTGCTTTCTTATTAACTTTGGCTGGAACAACAACTCCAACACCCAGTAAAGCCTAGTGAGATTTCTTTAACATCAAATGATAAAGAAACAACTATTAAGGCTGAATAGGAGGTCACTTCATGAATGACGATAAGTTATTGCAAGTGCTTAAGCTCAGTTTACGTGTTGATGGAGACGAAGATGACGAAATTTTAAAGAGAAATATTTCCGCTGCCAAATCTTATGTGATTGGTGCTATTGGTTATGATGATGGCATTATGACAGGATTTTATGAGCTTGCCGACATTAAGGATCAATTTGAAATGGTAGTTATTGCAATTGCAAGCTCTTATTATACTTATCGTTCGGCAATTGTAGGAAACGCAGTCAGTGAAGTCGACTTGGTCAGTTATTCGATCATTGGACAACTTAGAGGCAAGTATATTGATTTAGAGCAACGAGGTGGCGCAAATGGTTCAAAGAATTAATTTCAGCCGTCTTAATAAACGTCTTTCCTTATGTGGTGTAGGAAATAAAGAAACTGCACAGCATACAAACAAACCAGTATTAACCCCTATCAACACCATTTGGTGTGGTCTATATACACTTACTATGAATCAAAAAGTCACATTGCTTGGAACCCCTGATAGTTTCGATGTAATAGTAATCGTACGTCACCAAGCAAAGGGATTAAATGGTGCTAAGTACGCAGTATTAGACCATCAGAGTTATCAAATAACAGACTATAACCCAGATTCTGAAAATATTGCTGATGCGTATGACCTTATCAGTCTGAAAAGAGATGACAAAATTGGATTTAGTTGAAGGCTTAGAACAGTTAGACAACGAGCTAGGTAAATTAATTCCAACTGAAACTCAAAAGAAAGCAATGACAAAGGCGGGTGCAGAAGTTTATAAACAACTGCTTACAAAAAATATGAACAATTCTCTTCATAAGGGAAAACATTCAAGAGATACCAAGATAGATTTGTCTAAATCGATTTCAATGAGATATAAATCTGAAGATGGTGCCACTTTTGTTGGATTCAAGAATGATAAAGAAAATCCTGGCTATATAGCACGATTTTTAAATGATGGCTATATGGCTCATGGTGGGAAAGGTAAAAATTCTCATAGTACTAAGTACATTCCAGGACTTCATTTTCAAGAACGTTCAATTGAAGAGAGTAAGTATGATGTTTTAGAAGCTGAGGCGAAAGTCTATAGACAATTAAATGGAGATTAACATGGTCTCAAATGTGATTTTAGATATATTAAAAGAAAACTCGGATGAATTAAAAATTGATTCATCCAATTTTTTTGCTCAAAACATTCCGCAGCAATATGTGGATGTTGAAAAAACAGTCGTCCTAGTATCTGAAATACATAATATCTTTACAAATCGTGCAAGTGATATCAGTACAGCTAAGGATCAAATGATAGAAATACAAATTTTTTATCGTGGTGATACGGATGACGAAAATACACAAAACAAAATTAATCAAATATTGGAAAAACAATACTTCTACCAAATAGACTCTTATCCAGATATTGATCCGGTGACGGGAGCTTTTAGTAGAACTATGAAATACGAACATACGGAGGAAATTTAATATGGCATTATCAGGTTTTGAAAGAGTAAGAATTGGTATTTATAACGCGATTGATGATGAAACAATCAAACCAGAAAATATTTTTGATATCGGACCAGATAGCAAAACTTTTGGTTCAACGGTTAGTGCATCTATCACAAACATTGCACCTACTACAACTCCAATCAATGGATCGGACCAAGTTTGGAAGACTCCAGGAAAAGGTACAGGAAATATCTCAGTTGCCTTTGTAGCAAATACAATGGATAAA